CGCCGAGCATCGTCCTCACCGCCGTCTCCCGCCTCGCCCGGGAGGCCATCGTCGACGTCCTCGGGCGCCCCGCCTCCGCCGACGAATGGCGTGCCGTGCTGCTCGACATCACCGAGCGCCGCGCCGTCCTCTGCACCCACCACGGCGGCACGGGCTCGGAGTACAACGGGCGCCCCACCGAGATCTGGGCCGTCGTCATCGCCGACCAGCCCGTCCGGGTCGTCTGGGATCCCGCCTCGGCCCGCGTCGTCACCATCCTCGACACCACCCCGCACCGGTCCGGCAACAGCATCCGCCCCCTCATCAACCGCGACCATGGGCCCTGGTGGCGCGGATCCCGCCGCAAAACCTCCGTCCTGGAGACCATCCGCCGCGACGAGCCGGCCGACAGCGAGGACCTCCCCCGATGAGCAGAGGCACCCTCACCGAGGCCGACTGGGCCGCCATGCGGCAGCGCTACGAGGTCCAGGGGCACTCCATCCGCGCCATCGCCCGCGACGCCGGCTGCGACGAGTCCCTCATCCGCCAGCGGAAGAAGAAGGAGGGCTGGGAGCAGGACCCCGCCGCCCTGGAACGCATCCAGGAACGCGCCGCCGTCCGCACCCTGACCGCCGCCCTCCGCAGCGAGACTCCGCACTCCGCGGATCGCGGAGTCCTGCGGAGCGAGGACCGCGAGACCCTCCGCGAGGAGGTCATCGAGCAGGCGGCCGACGTCATCGCCGAGGCCAACCGCCGGGCGCTGGCCAAGGCCGACCACCTCGACGCCACCTTCTCCACCCTCTCCGCCCTGGTGGCCGACCTGCTCTCCCGCCCGGCCGAAAGCGACGAGGCGGCGATGCGGCGGAAGGCCGAGGCCATGCAGACGCTGCTGGCCGGGCGGAGCGACACGGTGACCGGGGCGATCCTGGCGCTGGCGAAGCTGGCCGAGAGCATCCAGGGGCAGCGGCGGAAGGCGCTCGGCGCCGACGACCGGCCGAAGCAGGTGCAGCTGACGGGCGCCGGCGGCGGCCCGATCCAGACCGAGAACAGCGGCGCGGTGGCGGTGGCCGTCGACTACGGCAAGCTGAGCACCGAGGAGCTGACGCGGCTGATGGAGGCGGCCTCCATCCTGGAGGGCAAGCGGGAGCGCCCGCCGATCCCGATGCCGCCGGGTGACCCGGAGCCGGCGGCGCCATGAGCTCGGGGGCGACCGTCTGGCCGAAGGTGCTGAAGCGCCTGGCGCTGGCCCGCGGCGCGGTGGTGACCCATGAGGCGCTGGCCTTCGCGGCGTATGGCGACGACCCGAACGGTGGCCCCGGCTTTGCCGAGGACGTGCTGCGGGGCCTCATCTGCAAGCTGCGGAAGCGGCTGCCGCCTGGGGTCCTGACGAACGTCTGGGGGGTGGGGTACCGGCTCGACCCGGACTGCGAGATGGCGCGGCTCTTCCGCGAGCTGGACGACGCGCATGTGGTCCTGGCGCGCTCCCCGGCGGACGAGGCGGCGTTCCGCGCGCTGCAGGCCGGTCCCGGCCTCCCCTGGCAGGAAAACACATCAGGTTGTGTTTCTCCGGGCGGTGTGTGATTCTGGCCGGGCCATTCGGGGGGATGGCCTCGCCTTCGGACGGGCGAGAGGCGCGGCGCCGGTCCCGCTGCCCGGCGCCGCGCCCGCCCCCGGCCTCTCTCGCCATGGAGCCCCGCGGTGCCCAAGAGCCGGCTGGACGACCTGATCGAGAAGCGCACCCGTCGTGAGCGGGCCCTGGCCCACATCAAGGCCGCCCAGGAGGCGCTGCTGAGCGCCTACCTGGCCCTGAAGGACGACAGCTTCCTCGACGAGTTCAGGATGGCGCTCGACCGGTCGCGCACCTACGCGCGGGAGGCCGAGAAGGCGCTGGCCGTCGAGCTCCACGACGTCGGCGATGCGATCGCGCGGGAGCCGAAGCCCGAGCTGGCGGCGCTGCTGGAGACCCCCGAGGCCGCGATGGCCATCGACCGCGCCACCGGCGCCGTGCAGCGCCTCCGCGAGCTCGGGCTGAGCGGCGGCACGATCAACCTCACTGGCGGCACGCTGACGCTCCGCTGATGGCCGACCTCGCCGCCCGCCGGGTGCAGGCGCTGGCGGGCTGCCGGTTTCTGCCCGGCCACCCGCACAAGCGCTTCGCCCGGCAGGTGGCGGCCCAGCTCGCCGGCGGCGGCGCGCTCACCGAGCGCCAGGCCGCCTACCTCGAGCTCCTCTGCTGGACCTATCGCCGCCAGCTGCCGCCCGGCCTCGCGCCGGAGCGGAAGCCGCCGCCGGTCCCACCGCGCATCCGCGCCGTCCGTTCACGGGCGGCACCCCCGGGGTCTACGGCCCCCGGGACCTCTCCCGCCCTGCCGCTGTTCGAGGACGCCCGATGAGCCCGCCGCCGCTGCGCCTGATGATGCTGGAGGGCAAGCGCTACCCGCAGCTCTGTGTCCGCGACGCCGAGGGCCAGTGGCAGCCGATCGGCGCCATCGAGCGCCTGGAGCTGGTGGCCGACGCCAAGGACGGCGCCGGCATGCCGCGGCTGAAGGTGATGTTCTGCCCCGTGGCGCTGGCGATGGTGGATGTGACCCTCGACCGCGAGCGCTGCTCCTTCGGTCTTGCCGGCGCCGATCCGGCGCTGGTCGATGCTGCCCGTGAGGTGGTGAGGCGCGAGGCCGCCGCGGCCGTGCCGGCGAAGCCCAGCCGCGTGGACTTCGTCGTGCTGGAGAGCGCGGGCTTCCGCCCGGTCCAGGTGGACGAGATGACCCCCGCGCAGCTGCGCGAGGCCATCGGCGTCCTCGGCGAGGAGCTGGGCCGGGCGATCGGCAGTATGGCGGTGAGGCACGAGCGGGGGGCGTGATGGCCGCCTGCGCCTCGCTCGCCTGCAACGCCTGCCCCCGGCCGGGGCGCTGCTGCACGGGCTTCCACCTCGGCTCGCCGCGCCTCGACGCCGCGGAGACCCCGCTGGAGGCGCTGGCGCTGCTCGCCTCGATCCAGACCTCGCTCACGCCGTCGGGCTTGGCCGTCGGCGGCTTCGATCGGGTGCCGCAGCCGGACGAGACGGTCCGCCAGTTCGGCCTGCCCTTCCTGCCGCTCTGGCGGAGTCCGGGTGGCCGCTGGCGCTGGTGGTGCCCGCTGCTGACGCGCGAGGGGCGCTGCGGCGACTACGAAAACCGCCCGGCCCTCTGCCGCGACTACCAGGCTGGCACGGACGCGCTCTGCGCCATGCACCGGCCAGCGCCGCCCGAGCCCGCCGCGGCTGTGGAGCTCGCTGAGGCCGGCTGATGGCGGCCCCCTTCGACCTCGACCTGGCGAAGCGGCTGCACCGGCTGGCCGACCCCGCCAGCGACGAGCGCGCCGCGCTGGAGACGCATCTCGGGATGCGCTCCTTCGCCGCCTTCTTCCGCATGGCCTGGCGCTACATCGACCCGGCCCACCTGCTCTGGAACTGGCACATCGACCTCCTCTGCGCCGAGATGGAGAAGGTCGCCCGCCGCCAGGTCACCGAGGCCGTCTTCTGCATCCCGCCGCGGATGGGGAAACTGGTAGCGCACGACGAGCCGGTCCTCACGGCGCTCGGCTGGAAGTCGCACGGAGATCTTGCTGTCGGCGACGTTGTGTTCGGGCCGGATGGTCTTCCCACGACCGTCATCGCGCTCAGCCCCGACGGTGTTGCCAACATGGAGGTCGAGATCTCCGACGGCGCCACCGTACGGGTCCACGAGAGGCATGAGTGGACGGTCTTCGACCGATCGACCCGGGAGTGGCGGACCCTAGAGACCCGCGCCATCGCGGAGCGCCTAGAGGCCGCCAGCTACCAGGATCGCTCGGCGTTCATGCTGCCGCAGCGCGGCGCCCTACAGATGCCGGAGCAGCCGCTCCCGATCCCCCCCTATGTCCTTGGCGCGTGGCTGGGAGACGGCACTTCGGCGAAGGCCTGCTTCACACACAGCCCAGACGACGAGGCTGTGATCGAGGCGATCGTAGCCGCTGGCTTCCCGATCACTTCGCGGCACGTGCACGCCAGCACTGGCGTGATAACGACTTATGTGGCGGGGCTGCGCACACGGCTGCGCAAGGCTGGGCTTCTCGGCCAGAAGCGCATCCCGGCGACGTACCTCCTTTCATCGGAGCGGCAGCGCCTCGAGTTGCTCGCCGGCATCATCGACACGGATGGCGCTGTCGGGTCTGACAAGCGGGTCCACATCACCAACGCCAACCCCGCTCTCATCGACGGATTGGAAGAGCTGATCCGTGGGCTTGGGTGGCGAGTCAGCCGTCACTGGGTCGAGCCGCGGCTGAGCTCGAGCGGCATCCAGGGGCGACAGCGCGTCTGCGACCTCGCGTTCACGCCTGACCGGGCCATACCGACGCGGCTCAAGCGCAAGCTGATCGAGGCTCGCCCTGGCTGCATTCGGAAGCTCGGCATCCGTCGGGTGCGACCGTGCAATCCGGTGCCGGGCCGCTGCATCCAGGTGGATCGTGCGGATGGCCTCTATCTCGTCGGCCGCACGCTCGTCCCGACGCACAACAGCCAGATCATGTCCGTGGCCTTCCCGGCCTGGGTCTGGACCTGGTTCCCCTCGGCGAAGTTCATCACCGGCTCCAACGAGATGACGCTGGCCACCCGCGACGCGGTGGCGATGCGGCGCCTCGTGAAGAGCGCCTGGTACCAGCGCCGCTGGGGGCCGGGCTCGCCCTTCCTGAAGGGCGTCATGCTCTCCACCGGCGAGCCGCACCCGGGCGTCGCCATCCACGGCGACCAGGACAACAAGACCTACTTCGAGACCACCGCCGGCGGGCACCGCTTCTGCTGCACGCCGGGCTCCAACGTCACCGGGCACGGCGGCGACTTCGTGCTGTGCGACGACCCGCACCCGGCGCAGCGGGCCGAGAGCGAGGCCGAGCGCAACGCGGTGCTGAGCTGGTGGTGGGAGGCGATCCCGACGCGCCTGAACGAGCAGGACCGCGGCGTGAAAATGATCATCCAGCAGCGGGTGCATCGGCTGGATCTCGCGGGCTCGGCGATCGACCGCGGCTACTACCACGTCGTGCTGCCGATGGAGTTCGAGCCGGACCACCCGCACCGGTTCGGCGGCGACCGGCGCACCGAGAAGGGCGAGCTGCTGCACCCCGACCGCGTCGGGCCGAGCGGCCTGGCGAAGCTGAAGCGGGCGCTGCGGGAGTACGGCACGGCGGGGCAGCTGCAGCAGCGCCCGGTGCCGCGCGAGGGCGGCCTGTTCAAGCGCGGCTGGCTGCCGGTGGTGGATGCGGTGCCGGCGGAGTGCTGGCAGGGCGGCGTCCGGCGCTGGGATCTGGCTGCGACGGTGCCGGAGCCTGGGAAGGACCCCGACTGGACGGCCGGGGTGCGGATGGCGAAGGACGGCATCGGGCGGACCTACATCCTGCATTGCGAGCGGTTCCGCGCGTCGCCGGCGCAGGTGGACCAGGCGATCAAGGCGATCGCGAGCCAGGACGGGATGGGGGTGCAGATCGGCATCCCGCAGGATCCGGGGCAGGCCGGGGTGGCGCAGGCGCAGGCGCTGGCGCGCTTCCTGGCGCCCTATGCGGTGACGGCGCTCCGGGAGAGCGGGAAGAAGGAGGACCGGGCGCGGGGGTTCGCGGCGCAGTGCGAGATGGGGAACGTGTTCCTACTTCGGGGGAAGTGGAACGAGGCGTTCATCGAGGAGCTGTGCGAGTTCCCGAACGGGGCGCACGACGACCAGCTGGACGCCGCGACGGGCGCCTTCGACATGCTCCACTCGGGATCGACGGGGCTTTTGGACTACTACAGGTTGATGGCCGAGGCATGATGGCAAGTTTTTCATCTTTGGTAACGTGTTCGTGAAGTTATTGCAATAATCGTAACGGACCGGCATAAGGGCGGGGTGCTCCTCTCCGGCCGCAGACCTAGACCCCCGTCTAGGTCTGCCGTCCTTGGTGCGGGCCGCGCGTAGGGCGCTAGTTTAGGGGGACATTCCTTGATGGTTTGCCGGCCGATCGCGTTCTGGTGGCCCACCGCGCAGCCCCCTGTCGCCGTCCCCTACCTGGGACGGGTCGATGCTGCTGACGGCGCCCCTTGGGCGGTCATCGGCCAGAACCGCAGCCTGGTCAGCCACGACGAGGTCTTCCTCGCCCCGCCCTCGCGGGCGGCCTGCTCCTTCTCGCCCCAGCACGGGCGCGCCTAACCCTCGCCGCGGCCCGCCGCGGCCCGCCGCACCGCTCCACACCAGCTCGCCAGCAGAAGGCCGCTCCCGGCTCCCGGGGGCGGCCTTCGTCGTCTCGGGGAGGCCGCCGCCATGTTCGAGAACCAGTTCAAGCCGGCCGGCCCCAGCCGCGCCTACACCGCCACCGCCGCCGGCGTCCGTGTCCCGCTCGGCGAAATCGCCCGCCGCCCGGTCGGCGACTTCGACGCCGCCGACCTCGACATCTACGTCCGCGGCCTCGCCAGCGACGTCTTCGTCGCGGTCGGCGACGCCGACATCACGTCGAGCGGATCCGATGGCCTGGTCATCTCCCCGCGCGCCGCCGCCACGATCAGCATTCGCGGCGCCACCCACGCCTTCCTGCGCGCCCCCGGGGGCGACACCGAGGTCATCCTCACCCGCGGGCAGGGGAACCTGGCCCGCGTGCCGGCCTCCCCGCAGCCGGCCACGCTCCTCGCCTCCGCCAGCTTCACCCGCCCGAACGACACCGTCGCCTACGCCTCCGGCGACCTGGTCGCGAACAGCACGGTCGCCGGCAGCGTGGTGCCGGCCGCCGTGAGCGCCGTCCGCGTGCCGGGCGGCAGCGGCCAGCTCTGGCGCTGCCGCCTGCGAAAGAGCACCGGCGGCCTCACCAACGCCTCCTTCCGCGCGCACCTCTTCTCCGGCGCCGCGGCGCCGGCCGTCGTGAACGGCGACAACGGCGTCTTCATGCCGGGCTCCTCGGCCGACTACTGCGGCGCCTTCGACATTACGATGGACCGCGCCTTCAACGACGGCGCCGTCGGCATCGGCGTGCCGCTGCTTGGGCCGGCGATGGTCTTCCGCTGCGCCCCGGCCCTGCAGACGCTCTGGGTGCTCGTGGAAGCGCGGGCGGCGTACGGCGGCGCTGGTACGGCGAACGAGGCGTTCACCGTGACCCTCGAGGGGATGGCCGACTGATGCTGCTGCGGCGCATCACGCCGCTCCTCGCGGCGGCCCGGTCGTTCCGTCGTGTCCTCGCCTCCGGCATCCTCTCCGCGCCGGTCGCGCTCTCCCGCGCCCAGGCCAGCGGCGTGGAGTCCACGCTCGCCAGCCTCGGCGGCTCCTGGGAGCGCGTCGGCGCCGATCAGCCGCGCATCTCGGGCGGCACGGTGGTCGGGCGGAACCTGATCCGCAATCCGCGCCAGGAGGGCGTCAACGCCAACAGCCTGCCGTCGCTATGGACCCAGTTTTTCAGCGCCAATCTCGGGACGGTTACGCGCACCGTCACACCCCTTGGTGTCATCGACGGTCAGGAGGTCTTCCGCTACGTCTTTTCGGGCGCAGCAAGCGCCTCGGGCGGAGGTGCCGTTTATTTCGACGGCGCCGGCTTCAGCGCCCTTCCGTCCCAGGTCTGGACGCTGTCGGCGTTTCTGGGAAACGTCACCGTTTCCAACGTCTCGTCTGCTCGCATTATCATCATTGAGCGCCTTGGCAGCAGCTACGTTCGGCAGACCAACGGCGCCACCGCCATCGGCACGACCTCCCTGACTCGCTTCGCGGTCACAGGCACGATGGGCAGCGGGATGGGCAACATCCTTCCCACTCTGGACATCTTCGTGCCGAGTGCAGGCGCGTGGTCATTCTCGGTCGATGTAAGCCGCCCGCAGCTTGAGCCCGGCCAGATCATGGGCGAGGTGTCGCTGCCGCCGGTCGGCCAGCCTGGGCCGAGTGTCGCGTATGGGCGGATGCTCGGGCAGAACCTCGTTCGCAACCCGCGCGGCGCGGGAGCGTCGGGCTCCATCGACCCGACCAACTGGCAGTCGGGTCTGTTCACGGGAGCGGCTGGCGTCACGATCAGCCGTTCCCAGGTGACGCGCGACGGCATCCCTGGCGTTCTGTTCACCCTCTCAGGCACGCCTTCTGCGAGCGGCGCCTTTCGCATCTACATGGAGACGACGACTGACGCCCCCGCCGCGACCGGCCAGACATGGACGTTCAGCGCCTTTGTGCAGGGCGACACGTTGGCTGGGCTCACGAACTCGCTGATCGTGCTAGACGAGAACACAGGCGCGGGCGCCTACGTCTCTGGCGGCCAAACGGTCATCGCGCTGCCCGGCGCCACCATGTCGCGCGTCTCAATGACGCGCACGCTCGCGGGCGGCGCTACGGTGGGCGCGCTGCGGCCTTACTTGTCGTTCAATATCACCAACGGCGTGCCGGTCAGCGGCGCGGTGTTTGTCGGCTCCCCGCAGCTTGAACCCAGCAACACCGCAGGCACCCTCTCACTCCCGCCCGAAGGCGTCCAGCGCGCCTCCCAGGTCGCGACCGTGGGCGAGACGACGGGGCGGCTGCTGATCGAGGGCCAGCGGACCAACGGCATCCGCAACCCGCGCTGCGAGGGCGCCATTGCGGGCAACCCCGGCACGACGCCGACCCATTGGAGTCTAGCTGCCTCAGGGAACGGTGTCACACGAGAGATCGTGGGGTCAGGTGTCGAGAACGGACTGCCTTACGTCGATATCCGCTACAGCGGCACCGCGACCGCGAACACATCGCCCAACATCATTTTTGAAAGCGTGCGAAGCAACACGGCCGCCAACCCTGGCGAAATCGTCACTCTTTCGGCGTTCATACGGCTGGTTGAGGGTGCAATCCCTGGTGGAGTGCAGCCGCTACTGGTTCTTGCGAACTTCAACTCCGTGGGCGCCGCGCTCAGTCAGTTTGCGATTAACAACCTGACGCTGACGACCACGCTCACGCGCTACTCTGTGTCCACCACGGCCTCAACATTCTCGGATGCGAATACGGCGCTCGCGCAAACATACATCCAGATCAATTTTACCAGCGGCGCGACGTTCAACTTTGTCATCCGTGTCGCGGCGCCTCAATACGAGCGCGCCGCGTTCCGCTCCTCGCCGATCCTGCCACCGGTCGGCGCTCCTGGCCCAGCCACGCGCGGCTTCGACAACGTCAGCGCACCCGCCGCCACACTCTTCCCCGCCGGCCGCGGCGCTCTCGCGCTCTCGGGGCTGCTCACCAGCATCACGGGCGGCGAGAGCCAGACGCTGTTCAGCCTCAACGACGGCACCACGGGGCGGCAGCTTCGGGTGGTGAACCAGCCGGCGATGACGAACGGCGTCCGCAACCCGCGCGGCGAGGGCGCCGTCGCAGGCATCGCGCGGGCGCCCGTGGCGATCTCCGCGATCTCGGTGTCGGGCAACGTGATGACCGTCACCACGGCATCGCCGCACGGCCTGGCCGCCCTCGACACCGTCACGCTCTCCGGGGTGACGCCCGCCAGCTACAACGGCGCACGCTCGGTCAGCGGCGTGCCCGGCGCCACAACCTTCACGATGACGACGACCGGCATCGCGGACGGCAGCGCCAGCGCAGTCGGTAGCTACACGGCCGCTTCGCCGGGGACGGCACCGACCAACTGGCAGATCGTGGGCGTGACGAGCTTGATCCCGCAGGTCGTCGGGGCGGGCGTCGAGAACGGGATCGACTACGTGGATATCCGCTGGAACGGCATCCCCGGGATCTCCAGCTTCTCGAACATCGTCCTCGATACCAACGTCCCTGCGTTGCCAGGACAGACCTGGACTGCCTCGGCCTTCGTGAAGCTCGTGGCGGGCACGCTCGCCAACACCTCCGTCATCATGGAGGCGCGCGAAGCGACAGCGGGTGCGGGGTTCCTCGCCAACTCGTCCACGTCCTTCGTGCCGACCACCGGCCCGCTCGCGGCGCAGCGGCGCAGCGCGACGCGCACCCTCAACAACGGCTCCACGGCTCTGTTCCGGCCGCATGTGTCGTTGCAGACGACCGCGGGCCTGCCGATCGACATCACGCTGCGGATCGGTTGGCCGCAGGCCGAACAGGGCGCGTCCGCCTCCCTGCCGCTCCTGCCGGCCCCTGGCTCGCCCAACGCCGTCACCTCTCGCCCCGCCGGCACGCTCACCCTCGCGAGCGAGGATGCGACCACGGGCGCCTATGGCTATGCCGACCTCGGCACGGTGGCGGCCGGCACGCCGTTCCGGGTCGGCGCGGCATGGGATGCCGGGTCCGTCCGGGGCGTGCTCGACGCCGGGGCCGTGCAGACGCTCGCCGTGGGCGCCCCGGGCGGCCCGACCACGCTCCGGCTCGGCGCAGAGCCTGGCGGCGTCAATGCGATGTTCGGCGAGGTCGGCGAGCTGCGCGCCGCGCCCTTCGCGGCGCCCGACGCTCAGCTCCGGTCCCTCGTCTCCGCCCTGGCAGCCTGATGGAGGCCGTGATGACCGACGCCACCTTCCCCGACGCCTGGACCTGGCAGGGCTGGTTCGGCGAGCCCGAGCTGGCCGCGGCGGCCAAGGCGCTGACCGATGCCGACCAGCGGGCCGGGGCCTGGGTGCCGCCCATCGGCGCCCCGGCCGTCGCGATGGACGAGGACGGGACCGTGGTCGCCTTCGTCGTCCTGACCCGCGCGTTCGACCCGATCCCCGACCCGCCCGGGCTCAAGCGGGCCCGGGCCGAAGTCATCGGCAGGATGATGGGGGGCTGATGAGCGGCACGTCCCCGGCACCGATCGTGAAGGTGACGGTCACGACCTCCCCGGTCGTGGTCACCACGGCTGAAGCGACCGGCCTGCGGGTTGCCGTCACGCCTCCTGCGCCTGCGCGCTGATCGGAGGTCGGACATGGCAGTCCTCGGCGCCACGACCCGCATCGTCGTGGAGACCCGCGACGGCAGCTCGGCGGCCGGGACGCGCGTGCGCGTGCGCCGCCGCGGCAGCTCGGCCGAGCCGATTGAACTGACGGTCCAGGTCGCGGGCGCCACCGCCACCGCCGAGTTCTTCGCCACCGAGCCCGGCTGGTACGACTACCGTGCCTGGCGCCCGGGGAGTCCTGCCTTCGCCACCGAAGGTCGCTTCTTCGTCGATGGCTCCCGTTTCACGGCCGATCCGCCCGGGCCGGGAGCCATCGTCGACCAGAATGCCGCTCTGCTCGTCCGGCTGGTGCCGACCCTGTCCGACCTGGGCGCTCCGCAGGACAGCGATACGTGGGTCGCGGTCCGTGGCGCCCAGGCAGGGCGCGTCTCCTGGGGGTCAATCCGGGACGCCGCCGCTGCTGCTGGGGCTGCCGCGGCCGGAGCCGGCGTCGCTGCTCAGATCGAGGCGGCCCTCGATCTTCATGAGGCTGCGCCTGACCCGCACCCTGAATACACGACCGTGAGTGAGGCCGCCGCGGCAGCCCCGGTGCAGTCTGTTGCCGGGCGCACCGGCAACGTCGTGCTGACGCCGGCGGATGCGGGAGCCGACCCGGCCGGCACGGCGGCCTCGCTCACGACTGCGGCCCAGGCCCGCACGCTCGCCTACTACTCCGCCCAGGACTTCGTCGTTGAGCAAGCCGGTTTCATCGCGGCGCGCTACGGCGCCGCGAACCTGACGGCGGGCTCGCCCGCCTTCAACCCGTCGAAAGTGTTCCAGGCATTCATGGACTTCATGGAGGTGCAGGACTTCTACACCTCCATGGTCTGCGGGCTCTGGCCGAGCGGCTTCTGGGCGATGGACTACCAGTTCACCCAGGCCGAGTGGAACCGGCGGGCCAACGGTCAGGCCACGGGCTACAACGGCTGGCCCGGCGCCGCCACGAGCCGAGCCAACTTCCGGACGCGCAGTCGGATGCGGCTCCGGTTCTCGCCGCGCACCCGCATCGAAAAGGCGGGCCGCTCGAACGGGCACCTCGGCATGTTCACTGTCCTGTCGTCCGGGCAGGCCTACGACGAGAACTTCCAGGACCCGGTCGGCTGGATCGACATCACGGGTGACCGGGACTGCATCTTCTACGAGCGCCCGACGCCCGGCGGCGACTTCGGCGGGACGATCTTCCAGCTCGTCAACAGCGGTCCGGTGTGGATCCGCGACATCCACGTCCGCGACCTACAGGGCTTCTTCGCGATCGTGCGCGGCACGAACGCGGAGTGGGCCAACCGCACGACGATCGAGGACTGCACCATGCGGAACCCGATCGGCGCGCTGGGCATCTCGGGCGGCGGCGCGATCGTCCAGCGCAGCGGCTGCACCTTGGCCGAGCGGTGCGACATGATGGCGGTGGACGACACGTACATCGTGTGGCCCGGTACGCCGCCTGCGGACGGCACGCCGCCCGGCCCGATGTTCCCGGTCGGCGACGCGATCTTCCGCGACTGCCAGGGCGGCTCGCTCCACGCCGACTTCATCAAGGTGACGCAGAGCTGGAACAACAACCGGCCGATCCCGGAGCCATGGAAGCTCGTCGGGGGCTCCTACGCAGCGCCGCCGACCGCGCCCTACCCCGAGACGCACATCATTCCGACCGTGCTGTTTCAGCGGTGCTACTCGCGCAGCGGCGGGTTCTGCGTCAAGAACGACGCTTCCGCCGGCAAGATCCGGCATGTCCGCGCGATCGACTGCGACCTGACCTCGACGGGCTCGCGGCCGATCGAGATTCGCGGCGCGTTCGGCGGCGTCGGGCGCATCGAGCTCGACGTGCGGGTCCACGGGGTCACGCAGGGCCTGATGGAGCTGGTCGGCAAGGTGGACGAGGTGGTCGGCAGGATCATCTGCGACCCGGCCCCGCTCGGCTACCACCCGCGCATCGACCTGATGCAGCTCTACCACCATCGCTCTGGTCGGGTGGACCTGGAAGTCGCGTTCGCCGGCCCGGATCAGCAGACCGGCATCGACCCGACCACGGGCCAGCCCTTCAGGACGGTGAGCAATCTCATCGAGGTGGGGCAGCCCGGCTACACCTCGGCGAACACCGGCTCGCCCCACCTGCTCGGCGACGGCACCGAACCGACCGCCTACTACATCGGCGACCCGTACCGCTGCATCGCGGGCCCGACCGTGCTGCGGTTCCGCAACGTGTCGAACATCATCAACACGGCCCGTGTGCTGAACGCGAACCGGGGCGACGACCTGACGCTCATGAGCCTCCGCCCGGTCGCGAAGCCGGGTTCGGCCGGCGGCCACGGGGTGCGGCTGCGGGAGACGTACGAAGGTCGCGTTCGGCTGATCGACTGCGATTTCACGGGGTTGGCGGGCATCGGCTTCCAGAACCAGAGCCCCGCGACGGACATCGACATCGACCCGCGCTGCCGGGGCGTTGGCGCGATCGGCGTGGCGAGCGGCGCGGCCGGCGTGGTCACGTACCGTCCCGGCGTGACGCTCTACCGACTCACGAGTGGCGCGGAGTTCACCGGCTTCTCGACCGTGCCGGGCAACGTGGTCGCCGTTTCCGTGGTCAACGCGACCGGCGCTCCGATCACGATCCCGCCCGCCGCGGGCAACCTGACCCTGCCGGGCGGTCGAGCCGTCACGCTGGCGGCCGGCGCCCGCATCGAGTTCCTCGCGGACCCCGTGTCCGGCACCTGGCGGACCGAGACGGTCCCGGGCGCCGTCACGACGACCGAGCTCGACCGCGTCGTCGTTACCGCCGAGCCGGCCGTGCCCGGGCTGTCCATGCCGGGCATCATCAGGCCGCAGCGGTACGAAAGCCTGAATGTCGATATGCCGGCGGGCGACGTGATCTACATGGCGCTCGGCTACGGCCAGTCGAACGCGGGCTACGGCGGGAGCGGGCCGACCACGTCGTTGACGCAGGTGACGGACACCTTCTTTCCGCGAAGCCTGTTCAGCTTCGCCACGACCGTCGCCCCATTCCCGGGCAGCACGTGGACGCCCGCCCAGGTCGCGGCCAGCCTGTCGTGCGACACACACCTCGCGGCGGGCTCCGGCGCCTCGCTCGTTGAAGTGCTGCCGGGGTTCAACCAGCCGAAGACGGTCACGGTGACGGGGCTGCGCCCATTCCGCAACCCGCCGGACAGCCGCAACGTGGCGCTCTCCGCCGCCTGGATCGCCGCCGAGCACATGAGCCGCGCACGCGGTTGCCCGGTCGAGCCGCGCATCGCCTACACCGTGAGCAGCGGTGCGTCGCACATGAGCTTCTTCATGCCTGCCGACTTCCGCTACGCGCAGCGCAACCTCGCGATCGACGGCGCCGACGAGCAGACGATCAAGGGGGCGCCGCTGACCTACCTCAACCTGATCGCTGCGGTGACGGAGGCGAAGGCAATCGCCGACGCGCTCGGCCGCAGGCTGATCGTTGATGTGGTCGCCTGGTGCCAGGGCGAGGGCAACCTGTTCAGCAACGGCATCCATTGGCTCGCGACGAACAGCACGACGCCGCCGAACGGCCAGAACAGCATGGCCCACTACGAGGTGCAGCTCGAGTTGCTCATGGATCGCATCAGCACGGACGTGCGAGCCATTACGGGCCAGGCGGAGCGCCCCCTCTCTCTGCTCATGCAGATCGCGCTGAACCGCAACAGCAATCTGGGCAACTCAACCTCGCCCGATCGTTTCACGCGGAACGCCTTCGCCACCCTGCCGCGTCGTCGTCCGAACGACTTCTGGAACGTCGGGACGCTCTACGCGGCTCCGTTCACCTCGCCGGACAGCAGTGGCGGCATCCACCACACCGAGACGGAGCGGCTTCACCTCGCGTCGTCCTACGCCGTGGCCATGACGCGGCAGCGGGCCGCCCGCCAGCGCGGACAGACGCCCGCGCCGTGGTGGATCCCGCGGATCAACCGCGAGCTGTCTCACTGGCGAGCGGCCGACACGCTGCGCATCGTCTACGAGAAGCCGGTCGGCATGACGGGCGCCCTGACCGTCGATACCGACTGGATCGGGGACGCGGTCACGGGCGCGCCGACGACCAACCTCGGGTTTCGTTACACGGGCACGGACGGGAGCTTGTCCGGCGCCGCCAAGGTGGCCAACGAGGACGCGGTGGATCTCACGATCACGGGCAACACCGATGCTGCCGCCGTGGTCGAGTACGCCATGTCGATCGCCACCGACGCCCGGTGGTCCGCCGGGCGAGGGCTGCTCTATGTGCCCGACCCGGGACCGTCGCCGTTCAACGCGATGCTCGGCGTCGGGCCGGCATGGGTCCGCCACTACGCGGCGGCGGAGCAGGTGGTGCTGCCGCCGAAGCCGTCCGAGACGCTGGCCGCCATCGCCGCGCTGCCGGGCCTGGAGTGGTTCGTCAACGCGAACAGCCCGAACCTCAATACGGTGCCGACCATCCACGAGTGGCGCGACCTCAAGGCGGGCGCCGCGTCCCGTACAGTTTTCACGGGCGTTTCCAGCTCGGTCCAGGGCGGCATCATCACCTCGCATTGGACCCCGGCGGGCTGGTGGCCCGGCGCCGACGCGCAGAGCGTCGATGGCGTCAACGGGACGCGGGGCGGCTTGAACATGGCGGGCGGCATCACGCCGCCCAGCTTCGCCGGCAACTGGCTGGTCGCGGTCGAGTGCGTACTGACCTCGATCGTGAACAGCACGACGCTCTGGTCCTACCTGGACACCGACGGGGCGGGCATGCGTGTCTCATTCGCCTCCGGCGGCCTGCTGGTCTTCAACGACCGAGGCATGGGGAACAACCGACAGATCGAGTTCGGCGCCTTCCTCAATTCGAGGCTGCTCATCATCATCACGCGGGTGGACGGCCGGTTCGAGCTTCGCGTGAACGGTCAGAACGTGCCGATGCGGGATCAGGGAACCGGGTTCGCCTATCCGCGAACCTTCGCCCCTGGGCTTGGTCCGGACATGACCAAGGCCCCGGCGTTCCGCCTGTTCCGCAACACGCAGACCGCCGGAGCTTCACAGATCCCGAACGGCTCGCTTCGCTCGAACGCGGTGGTCGTGGGCACCACCGCACAGATCGAAGCGGCGCGCCTGCTCCTGGAGCGCCATGGCCGCGAACAGGGCCTGTGGTGACCCGGTGGTGCAGCCCCCTCCAGTTCCTCGCCTCTTGATCTGAAAAGGGTGGCCGATGCCCGAGCGTGATCCGCCCGGCGCCCCGAAGGCGCGGCCTGACCTGGCGCGCCCCGTGCGCGTCACCCCCATCGAGCCCTCGATGCTCGCCCGCGCCGCCCGCGCGCTGGCCGGCGCCTTCGGCTTCGGCGGGGTCAACGACTACGCCGTCCAGGCGCCGCGGGTGGAGCCGGAGATCCCGCTCCCGCAGCGCCCGGTGGCGCCGCCCGAGGTCGCTCCTCCCCAGGTGGTCACCTCCCAGCCCGAGGGCTGGCACGGCCCGGGCAAGCCCCTGCCGCCCGCCGCGCCCCGCGCCGACGTCGCCGGCCGCGCCTTCGACTACCCGGCCACCTTCAACCTCAGCTCGACCCCGCGCCGCTTCGAGCCGATCGGCTTCGAGCAGCTGCGGAACATCGCCGAGGCCTGCGAGCCCCTGCGCTTCTGCATCGAGACCCGGAAGGACCAGCTGTCGAAGCTGACCTGGTCGGTGATGCCGCGGCTGAAGTTCGGCAAGAAGCACCGCGATCCGGCCGACGAGCGCTGCAAGCGCGTCCAGGCCTTCTTCGAGCGGCCGGACGGGGTGCACAACTGGTCCGAGTGGGTCCGCGCCATCGCCGATGACTGCTTCGTCATCGACGCGGTCTCGCTCTACCGCCGCCGCGACCGTGCCGGCCGCCCCTACGCGCTGGAGTACGTCGACGGCGCCACCATCCAGCCGCTGATCGACGTCACCGGCCGCCGGCCGCTGCCGCCCGCCCCCGCCTACGCCCAGATCTTCAAGGGCATGCCGGCGGCCCACTACACCGCGAACGAGCTGACCTACGCCGTCCGGAACCCGCGCCCCCACAAGGTCTACGGCTACAGCCACGTCCAGCAGTGCGTGACCTATGCCGCGATCGGGCTGCGCCGCATGGCCGGGCAGCTCTACCACTTCACCGACGGCAACGTGCCCGAGGCGCTGATCAGCTGCCCCGAGGGCTGGTCGCCGGCGCAGATCGCCGAGTTCCAGGTGATCTTCGACCGGATGCTCGCCGGCGACCAGCAGATGCGCAGCCGGGCGAAGTTCATCCCCGGCGGCACCGGCTACTTCCCGACGCGCGCCGACAGCGCGCTGGTCGACGCCTTCGACGAATGGCTGGCGCGAATCTTCTGCTACGTCTTCTCGCTGCCGCCCTTCCCGCTGGTGAAGCAGGTCAACCGGGCGACCGCGGAGAGCATGTACGACGCGGCGCTCGAGGAGGGCCTGGCGCCGACGATCACCTGGCTGAAGGGTGTGGTCGACCGCGAGATCGCCGAGTTCCTGGGCGAGCCCGACCTCGAGCTCGTGTGGGACGACCTGCGGAAGCTCGACGCCGTCGAGCAGCAGCAGATGGACATGACCGACGCCCAGCTCGGCGTCATCTCGCTCGACGACATCCGGGCGAAGCGCGGGCAGACCGCGCTCGGCATCCCGCCGATGATCTGGGGCATCGGCCCGATGGGCGTGATGCCGGTGCAGGACCTGCTGCGGGTGTTCGAGCAGGGCCTGCACCTGCCGCAGCCGCCGATGCCGGACCTGATGGGGATGGGCGGCCTGCCGGGCGTGCCGCCGGGCGAGGATCCGCTGGCGGGCGTGCCGCCCGAGGTCCTCGCCCAGCTCGGGATCGACCCCGCCAGCATGGGAGGCCAGCCTGGCGCGCCCCCCGGCGCCCAGCCCGGCCGGCCCGGCGCCCCGCCCTTCGCCGACGAGGAGGAGGACGGGGAGGAAGGCGACGAGGACGCCCAGGAGCGGGAGGAAGGAGCAGAGGAAGAAGACGAACGAGATGCCCGCCGCCTCGCTGCCGCGGGCGCGGCCGACGAGGTCGGCGACGCTGCCCAGCGCGGCGGCCGCGATGCCGCTGATGCCGAAGGCGAGGCCGTAGAAGAGGCCGGCGATCAGGCCGACGCGGCCGGGCACGAGCTCCTGCGCGAA